GAATATAAATTAAATGGTGATAAGTTTGAGACTAGATTACATTTTAGAGTGGTTCCTGTAAAGAAAAAGGACACATGGGTTGTTTGGACAGGTATTAAGCAGAAAATGCTAGATAAGGATAAAGATGAAGGAATATGGGATATTACTGAAGACAGGCATAAAAAGTTAACCATGCAAGTTTAGTAATATCGTGGACTTCATATAGTAAATTCAGGAAGTGGTAATGTGTCGGAAGCCCAACTGCTTAAGTCGGATACAGAAGGAAACTTTAGGATATTAAAATCAGATGATTTAGTTATTGGTGGATACGCTTCAATAGAAATAGTAGATAAACAAAATGATTTAATTACATTGAAAGCATTAGAAGAAGCAGTAAACAAATATATGACAACCCCAAAATATAGAAACGTAATGTCAAATCATTCAAATGTTCAAGTCGGGGATGTAATAGAGAAGTATAGAGATAAAAACGGAAATCTTCACCAAACACAAGTAGACGATGTAGGCTTTTATGTTGTTATTAAACTAAGAGATGACATAGAAAAAGCAAAAGAAATTCAAAGAGGGATTAGAAAAGGAACCCTACGTTCATTCAGTATAGGTGGACAAGCATTATCAAAGAGGCAAAAAACAAGCGAAGACTTGGGCCAGTATAATGAAATAGATAAGTTAGAACTCCATGAAGTAACAATTTGTGAGAAAGGAATAAACCCAGAAGCAAAGTTTGACATATTAAAGGAGGAGAAGAGTAGCATGACTGAGAAATTGGAAAAAGCACTTGAGGAACTTAACGGCCTTATGGCAGAAGTTAACAACCTCAAAAAGGAAGAGGAGGAACCCATGATGGATGACGTTGATGTTGAAGAACAAATGAACTTGGACGAAGAAGACATGGAATACTCCGAAAGCGGAGATGAGTATGATGGCGCAAAGTCAGAGGATATGGACACAGAACGGTCCGATTCCGATGAGGATGACGTTGAACACTCAAACTTCGATAATTATGCTAAGGGCAAAACGGGGCCTGAAGGCTTTGTTGAGGATGGCAGGTTACCTGACCATGATTCAACTGCAAAGAAACACCCACAAGGCGCACAAATGGGACAGTTATACAAGGAGTGGACTAACGAAGACTTCTCTACACTAGACCTAAGCGTTGAGAATGTAGAGAAGGCATACGATGCTTTCAAGGCAGAACAGTTAGAGAAGATGGCTTATGACTCTCTAAAGTCCCGCTTTGAGGAGAGGTTCGTAAAGGAGCAAAACGTAAGAAAGTCTGCTGTTGCCCGAAACGAGTATGATGCAAAGAATGAAGTTGAAGAACTTAAGAAGGAGTTTACTCTTCTTAGGAAGTCTTTATCAGCACAGTCTGATGAGATAGTTAAGGCTCAAACCCAGACCATTGATGTTCCAGATGTTTCTGAAATGTCTTGGGGAGAGATTCATAACTTCATTTCGGAGTTTGAAAACTAAGGTGATTAAATATGAGTGGATATATTAAGTCAATGAGAGATTTGGAAGCCGCAACCTATGGAATTAGGGGCGGTCAGGGAAATTCGCTGCTTAAGGCAGCAGGTGTTGTTGGAGGACTAGGTTCTTCACACGATGGTTCAGCCGGACTTTTGACCGGAACTGGCCCAACGGCAGTATCAGCCCTATATAACATTGCATACGGTAAGAAAGTATGGTCAATGATAAACCAAGAATGCAATGCTCTTGCAATGCTGGCTAAGAGGCCTTACACGGCTTCTGGTTGGAGAGTGCTAGAAAAGAGAGCAGGTGGCGGTGGAAACAGTAAACTGTCTATGTCCGGTAATGCAAGCACGCTTGCAAAGGGCGCAGATACACTACGACCAGACGCTTTAGGAGGTTATGGTGAAAACGCAGCAATTGATTCTGCTGCTGATTCAACCGCAGGAACCATTTCTGCTATTACCCCAACCTATGCACAACTTAAGACCAGCCCAAAGACTGTGGCTCATTTGTTTGAGTTCTCAGAATTGGCTCTTGAGATGGCAAAGATTGATGACGGTGTTGGAGACATACGCGCTCTAATCCGTGAAGACATGGGTAAGCACCACGCAGAGATGCAGAATGCAATGCTTCTAATGCCTTTGGAAGACTACAACCTAGAACACTCGGCTGCTAGAGCAGACCAGAACTACACTTCTTTAATGAAGATAGTTTCTTCATCTGCTGAGTTATCGGATATGTATAACGAGGACTTTGGTTTCCTAAACCAAGCAAAGTCCGGTTCAGACGTTATCCCTAATGAGATGTGCGATTTGTTCGGAACAACTGCTAGAAGACCTACTATGGGAAGCGGTTCTACAGGAACTAACGTAACAACGGCAACAGATGCAGGGTATCTTGATTCGTATGTGGACTTTGGTGGTTCATATGCTTCTACAAGACCACTAACCCTAACAATTCTTAACAAGGCGTTAAGAAACATTAGGGAAGCAGGTGGAAGCCCTAAGGTCATCCTAACAGGATATGACACCATTCAGCACCTTGGTGACTTACTACAGTCCCAAGAGCGATTTATGGACAGAAAGGAGATTATCCCTACCCATAATGGTGTTAGAGGTGTAAAGGGGTCAGAAGTCGGCTTTAGGGTCGCTACTTACTTCGACATACCCATCATACCTTGCAAGGATATGCCTTCTACAACAAAGTCGGCTGCTGCAACTGACCTAAGCGATATGCTGATTCTGGACACAGACCACATATGGCTATCAGTAATGAAGCCAACCCAATACTTTGAGGATGGTATTGACCACGGCAACCCATTCGGTGTTGCAAAACTTGGCAATCAGGCTATGTACCGCACGATTGCTGAGACTGGTTGTTCGTTCTTTAAGGGACAAGGTAAGATAACCAACCTAAGTAGTGCATGAGGTGATTAAGTATGGCAATAGTAGTAACTATGCTGCCTGACCATAAGGGCATAACTGCCCCTAAAGCCGTTGGTGACGAGTATGTTGTTGACGCTTTAATTGATATGGGAACCTATGCAAACGGTGGATTGACTGTTACCGCAGCACAATTAGGACTGAGAACCGTCCATTGTGTTGCAATGACAGGTCAAGACTCGTTAATCGGTTTTACCGTACCTGAAGTAGATGCAACAGGCGATTATGCCGCAGCAACTTCTTTCAAGTTAAACTGTATTAAGGGGGCCGATGGCGCAAACGCCGAAGGTGGCTCTGTTGATTACGGTTCGGTAAGAATCCGGGTTTGGGGCAATCTTTAAGATTGCAAATAAATGTGGCCTATGGCTCCTTAGTGGGGCCATAGGTCACTACACACGACATTTTTTCAACAACATTCATAAGGGAAGCGCACCCTCACACAATTCACAGGAGATGCGATTATGGCAGGTTCACTACAATATGTATTTAAGAACACTAACGCAAGTGCAGAAGAAACACAATTAATAGGACATAGGTGTAAACTTATGTCTATTAAATTGCATAATTCAGATGCAGTAGCACAGACTGTTCATCTATATGATGACACAAGTGATGCTACTGCAAATTTGTTTGCAACGATAGTTGTTGCTGCAAATACTACGCTGGATTTAGACTATCATGGGGCAATGTTGGGAATTGGTCTTTATTTAAAGGTAACGGCTACAACAGGTAGAACCGCTAGTCAATTAATCGTTTCTGCTCAAGCGAGATGATTAGATGCCCGCATTAGAAAAAGACACAAAACTTGTAATGACGATATTATTCGTTGGTTGCATTAGTGGCATAAATGTTTTCTTTTATGCTGAATATGGCAATTTGCTTGCCTTTTCACACTATGCACACGCGATAGTATTTTCGCTGATGACTATCGGCGGAATACTTGTAATGAAGGCGGTCTTTGACCTTGCCTTAAATGATTATATAGAGATGACTCTATTAGACAGAAGAATTGCTTCCTATTGGAATAGAAAGGCTAGAGATGAACAACAAAGAGAAAAGGTTAGACAAAGCCTTAATCAGTTTAATAATTCTTGGAACCGGGTTCCTGTAAACAACCTAGCACAAAAGGTAGAGGAACCACAAACGGTATCTCCTTCTTTCTTAGCACAGGTTGAGTGATTCAATGTTAGAAGCCATAGCATTTGGAATGGATGAAACTGCTTTAGCATACGATATGCAAAGAGCGCATTCAGCCGATGTTTGGTTTCTAAGAGCAAGATTTTATTTTTGGGGGTTCATCGCTTCTGTATGTAGTTTTTGCATAGGTCACGCATTGCCTTCCTTTGGTATAAATATCTTTAGTTCTGCTTGGGGAGGGTTAACTTCAATATTTCATTTCTAGGTGATTGAATGTCGGTAATGACGGGATTCGTAATCATCTGTGTAGAACAGTTAGGACTACTTTGGAAGAAAATAAATCCTCACGCAGTTGGAGTATATGGCGCAACACAAGTTGGAAAAACAACATTACACCACCAATTAAGAACAAGAGGAGATGTACCCGAAATTAAGAAAAGAACTGTTGGAAGAGAAAGACCACTAAGAAAAACAATTAAAATAGATGGCGACCAACATACAATTAAAACATCAGACATAGGAGGCGAAACAACATATTGGAATGAATGGCTATATGATATGAGAAAAAGAAAAGTAGAATATATTATATTTATGATTGATGATAGACATTTAACAAAACATTTTGATATAGAACAACAACTGTGTTGGACATTTTTAGTAGATACAATATGTGCGCCTTATTGGGATATGGCAAATAAGAAATACAAAAAATCAGATAAAGATTATCCAAAAGCAGTAGGAGTATGGGCAAACAAATTTGATTTATGGAAAGATAAATATCAATTTAAAGACATTCAACAACACCATATATTTGACGCATTTAAAGACGGAATGAATAAATTAAATGATAAAGGAATACCAACATATAAATATATAGTAAGTGCAAAATCAGATTCAGAAATGGTTTATCGTGGCGTAGCAACAATGATTGAGGATTACTAATGTCAGAAAAAACAGCAGCAGAAGATTTAATGGAGATTGCTCAGGCAATGATGCAAGAGCAAGGATATAGTTTAGAGGAACTAAAGAAAAAAGCAGATATTTTAATGCGTATAGCAAATAGAAAGTTTATGACTGAGTTATCTTTTGATGACTTAGAAGAAATGTATTTAGCAACTAGAACTGATAGTAAGTGGAGGGGGGATTTACAAAGATGAGCATGAATTACGTTCCTCCTTCTTTAATAGATGCTTCTACTGCTATGGCAGCAAATCCTTTCTTACCGCCCATTAAGTTTGCTAGGGCAGCAGGGGGCGTAATGCAATATGATTATAAAAGCAGTAAACCAAAGAAACAACTTAAAGAAATGCTAAAGGTTCTTTGGCCTGAAAGAAAGTCATTTTTAAAGATACCTTACAGTTATAAATTCAATACTAAGGATAGATGTGTTGTATGTGGAACACATAAGGTCTGGGACGCTTCTGACCCAATGCGACCAACAATACCTCTTCACAAAGTTAGAAAGGGTTATCCAATGAGAGGCACTTATTGTGAGAAGCATTCACAATTACATAGACAATATGAGATGTTAGAGCAGCAGATAATAGCCGATGAACACGGCCTTTCTTTTGAATCATACATACCTATGCCTAAAGTACCTAAAATGTTGCAAGCAGCACCGCTAACTTCATTAAGGCAATCCGATATTGAGAGTTTGTCAGGAGTGGGGTGGACTATTAGACCTCCCGCTATGCAGAATGAAAACGCAGAAGACGAACTTTTCCGTTTAACAATGGAACAAAATGGTATCAATAAAAGAGTTATTGAGTTAATGACTAATGGTGCTAAAATTATCCCACAGGAAGAAATAACAACTCCAACATCAAACACTACGGAGGCACAATAATATGGTATTTGGAACATCAAATAAAAACCTTGCAAGGCAAATGGATGCTAACACACAAGCACAATTTAAAGCCACTAATAACTTACTAACGCTACAGGAAAATCATGTAGAAGAATTTTTCCAATATCACGGAGAACAGTTTTTAACTGCACTTGATAAATTAATGGAAGATGTTGTTGAAAGAGTTGTTAGTCAACAATTATCAAAAATAAGATTAGATACTGTTGGTTCAGGAACAGAATTAGGAATTACTCCTGCTGTTCAAGCAGAGTATCAACAAATTACTGATGCAAACATACAGTTAGATTTACAAACACTATTGGCTTCTGCTATTAATTCAGAAGTAGTTTATCAAAGAAAGATGGCAAAGAGCCAGTATTTAGAGTCACAGGGCTTTACTGCCCCTGCACCACAGGCTCCAACAATGGCTCCTGTAGCCGGAATGCCTGTTCAAGGTGGCATAGACCCATCAATGATTCAAGGGGGTGGACAGGCGACTCAGATTAATCAGCAGATGTATGCTCAACAACAGGCTTTTGGTAATGCTTCGGGCTATCCTATTCCACCTTCAGGTACGGACACAATGGGTAATCCTTACTGGATAGACCCTAATACGGGTCAAATGACCTATACTCCGCCTAGAAGTGGTTTAGGTCTAGGGCAGATGATTTCTAAAGGTGCTGCTTGGGCCGCTTGGTTGGCTTAAGTGGTATAAATGAGGATTCCCGGCACAATCCGTTATGACGGAACAGAATATACAATTGGTTCTGAACCAATCGTAATTGATTCTGCCGACCTCTCTGGAGATTTATTGGATAATGACATAGCCTTGCTTATGCTTAAATATATAGTCGCTCCTTTTTCACCAAAGAACTTTACAAATATTACTAAGAACCTAAAACATTTCTTAAATTGGACTCTATTAGAAGACGCACAAGACGAAAACGATATGGAATTTAGTGCGGTTGAATATGAGCAATTTGTTAAAGATACATGGAGACAAATAGAAGAGTTAACTCCAGAACAATTTTATAAATACACTAAAGGATTCGCAAGTGGCACAGGTGACTCAGACCCATATGTTGCGTTAATGACAAATTTAAGTGATAAAGCAAAAACAATGCAGATGAAAGATGTATTTGAGAAAATAGGCTATGAGTGGTTAGCATCTGCACATAAGGTAAAAAGCAAAAAAGGAACAGAATTATATGTTGCAGGAGAAAATGTCTTACCTTATCGTAAAGCATTAAAGGAAGTAGATACTTTATTTAATGTTGATGATAATGATGATAGAAAAAGCACAGGTATAAAAGGCTCCATACATCATAGAAAGTTTAAAAGAAAGGGCTGGAAACATTTACTTAATGAAACTGAGGAACAAAAAGACCGCGATGAAGAACTATTAGATGATGAAGACCTTAAAAAACTAATTAAGGAACAGAACATATATAAATATATGCATATTAATGTAACAGAAGAAGTAATTGCGAATAGTAAAAAGACCGGCAAATTATCTAAACAGAAAGTAATTATTAAAATTAACTTTGATGAAGTGATAGCAGATATAATGTCACAACAAGGCATACATCAAGAAGGAATTGTATCGGCGGGTAACCAAGTAGAAACTATGGCTAGGAAAATGACAGACAAAGAATGGTTAAGTTTGTTTACGGGGGATTAAATATGCAAGTATTAAAAGAACTTAAGGACGTTGTAAACCCTGATGATGGGACAGTAAACCCAGATTATAAAAGAGAACTACCTGATGTAACTGCAATTTCTGCATCATGGTATCCTAAAGGATGGAAAGACTTTACTGGCAAAGATGAAAAAATGTGGCTTAAGGTTAACACTAAGAAAGCACTTAATAAACTAATAGAAAGAGAAGGTGGGTTTGCAGGAGATGTTGAACTAAGTGATAGAGATTTAGATATAATTGAATACGCTTATCAAACAGGTGTTATTAGTATTACTACTGTTAGAAACATGGTATATGGTGTAGTTAACAGTAAAGGGGAGAAAGTTTTAGACCCAGACACAGGAGAACCTAAGTTTAAATTCCCAGACATTAAACCATATAGTGAAGCAGAAGCCAAATTTGTTATTGACCACATTGAAGTAGAGGGTGACAAGAAAAAGCCTAATGCTTTTGAATCAGAAATACTATTAGCCTTTGGTAAAAAAGGCCATTCAAAAAAACTAAGAGAGTCTCAAAAAGTTAGAAACACAAAGCCTATCGTTCATGCTCCTAAAAAATCACCTTACCCAGAAAGAAGATTCTTTGGAAATAAAACCCCAGAGGCTGGAGATAAAAACTTAGATTTAGATTGGGATAATTTAATGAAAGTAAAAGATATTGCAGCAGAAATAGACAACGCAATTATTCCTACTAAGGTAGGCATTTTAACATTGGAGATGGAGGCTCAATTTGGTGACGCAAAATATCTCAAAAACAATCCTTTCCTCGCTGAATCTCTTGGTGTCTATAGATTAAATGATATAGATTTTAAGGTCACAAAAGAATATCGTTTCAGAAACATGGTAGAACGTTCTCCTGAGAAGTCAAGACAATGGAAGAGGCAAAAGAAATATGTTCTAAGTGGACACAAAGATATTAATCCAGAATGGGGAGAACCAAGAAGCCGTAAAGGATTAGAAGAAGGTGGACAGGCTCGTTTTTATAGAACCCAAAGCGTAACAATAGTTTCTTATATTAAAAGGCAAATGTCAAAAATAAGAAGGTGGATGAGTAGATGAGTAAATTAAAGTCAGATAGTGATTTCACACAATCACAGGCGGTAGATTATGGAACTGGTTTTGGGTATTATACTACCCATTCAGATGTAACAGCATTGTTACAATGTCAAACATTTACTGGTGCGACAAGCCCAACAAATGTAGAAGTAGGAAAGATAATTAAAAGAGTTGAAGGAAAAATAGATGATAGTATTAAAACTTCATTTAGACCAGAAATTATAGAAAAAGAACACCATGATTTTATTGCAACAAGAGATGTTATGTATCCTGTATCACATTGGAAAGACTATGTTGGTTTTGTTCAATTAATATATACTAACATTAGAAAAATGGTTAGATTAGAAGTTTGGAAAGGTGACCAATATGAAGACGTTGCTTCTGCTATGGCAACATTAACTCCAACTACTACAACTGAAAACCATAAATATATCTTTTATGTAGGAACTCCGGGCGCAGCAAATACAATAAGATTCAATGTACCAAGAAATGTTGCTAATGGTTTCTATAATCATTTAGGGCCAAAGACAACAGTATTGCAAATATGCGATGCAATCAATGAAAAGTTTCCAACAAAGACCGCAGGATTCACAGGGGAAACCCAACCTAAGACTATTGCAGGAGAAAACGATACAGGAGATGGTGGAGGAAACCATACAGGCAAAAATATCTCCGATTTCTTTTATGCTTCCCCAAGCCATGACGGAACAAAGATTAAAATTTCTTCACTACTTCCTTCTGACGCAGGAACAATATGCACGATTGAGGAATGGCAAGGTTCTACTCTAGCAAAAATAAACACTATTTCTTTTGAAGACAAAGAATCCTACGGAAGAAGAGAAGATTGGTGGGATATTAAGGAAGAAGGCAGAATTTATTTTAGAAATAATTGGCCCTATATTCAAAACAACGCAATAAAAGTTACTTATCAAGTTGGTGGAAGTAGGGTTCCTTCTGCTATTCACGAAGCAGCAACAAAGATGGTTGCAGCAGAAGTGTTATTACATGATGATAACACAGTATTAATTGCTGAAACAGGTGCTAACATTGACCTAAAGACTAAGCATGATATACTTGTTGAAGAAGCCAAACAGATAATAGACGGTAAGAAACAGTTACTTCATTTAATTGATTAGTGATAATATGGGCGAAATGAAAAATCTTATATTTGAATTTCAAAAGATATTAAAACTTGAAGAAGAAAGAGCAAAAGTAGAAAAAGAGATACTTGCTTTACAAGGCTTAGAAGATTTAGCAGCAGATGAAGACATGGTATTAAATAATGCAGCAGATAACTTCTTTAGAAAATTTGAATATGCAATAAGCAAGGAGGAAATAGTATGGCTGAAATCTCTTTCATCATGAGTCTTATTGATGAGAATTGGACAAATGCAACCGTTGATGTTGACGGCAATGCCGCCAATGGGGAAATTAATGCCTTTGGAGATAATTGTCCGGGAACATCTTCACATAGAGCAAAGCCTCTTTTAATTGATATTAAAAACTTTACTCCTAATCAAGGAAGAAGAGTAGACTTAGATTCAACAGACATTATATTATTTTATGAAGATTCAGCAAACATTACTCATCCTACTATTGATTGGTCTGTTAGAAACGAAGAATACTCGTTTACTTTACATATTAGAACATTGCAGCCTAAAGGACAAGCCGACCTAACATTTGCAAGCACACGACTACAAAGTTTATATCAAATCGTCCGTTACATCGTAGAGAAGAAGGGGCTAAGACCAACAATAAGTTCTGGTGATAGTGCTGAGTTATTAGAAATTACAGGCAGAAGCGATGCCAATGACAGAAATAAACGGTTATTGGGATATAAATTGACTGTTAATATGAAAAGATTTGGAAGAACAATTGCAAGTTAGAAGGTGATTAAATGGTGAACAATGAAGTATATACAGGTGCAGGATTGTCTGCAAGTATGATACCTGAACTAGATATAGATTTAGGTGCATTAATGAATATTAGTAGTAAGCAAAAGACGTTAGAGTTGTGTCAGGGAGGAGATGCTACTGCAAATGGAGCAGTTGCTAAAGATGCAGTTAATATGGGAACAACAAGAGTTAGACTATTAGAAAATATGTATAAGGGATGTTTAGCAACAGTTACTTTGAAAGCGGCTAATGGTGATGCTATTTCTGGTGAAACCGCACAAACACTTAGAATTAAAAGTAATACTGCTAGTGTTATTGTTTTTAATCAAACCCTATCTAGTACGAACTTGTTAAGAGCCACAGTAGTTATTCATGGATATGGTGCGCCATTACCTGCACCTACCGCAGATACTTCTACATTTAAACTAGCAGCAGATAATTGGTTAGGACTAGTAACCACAATTACCCCACCAACAGTTGATGCTGAGTTAAAACAACTTAACCTTGCTATGGGAGGAACAAGAAACTTTGGGTATCAATACAAAGGTGCAGAAACATTAGGAGAAGCATCTATAGATGTTGCGTTAAATAATGGTTCTTGGTTGTATTATGCTTTAGGAGATATGACTTATAATGCACCAACCGATACAGATGATGATTTAAATGAAACTTTAGGAGCAGACGAGAAGGACTTTTTCTTTGCTCATAAAACAACTGGTACTGCTAATGCTACTTTCCACCGAGTAATGTTAGATAACGCTACTTATAGGGTGTTCCCTCCAATAGAAGGACACGCTGATGGAACGGCCCCAAATAATTATGAAAGGCTAACTGATGATGGTACTACAGGTGAATATAGTGACATTGTTTACACTATTACAGAAAACGATTCTGGAGATTTACCTTCATTCGCTTTAGAAGTAACCGCAGAAAAGAATAATGTATCTCCTTGGAAATCGGATGAACCCGGAGAAAATCTGTTTAGTAGGATTTACACAGGCTGTCAAGTTAACTCACTTACATTAAACTTTGAGGAAGGCCAAGAAGTAACTGCAAACATAAGTGCTATGGCAAGCAAAGCACATGATGCACAGTCTACTTATGTTCCAAGAAACGGAGTGCAAGCAGTTACAGACCTAGTTAACTTTGATAAAACATCTAAGGAAGATATAAGTCCCTTTATGTTTTCTGACGGCGGAATTAAGATATTTGGACAACAGATGGCTAGAGTAAAGGGAGGTTCTTTAGCGATTGCTAATAACTTAACGGCTCAAAGATTTATAGGAAACTATGACAGAAGTATTACATCTGCTCACATTGCAGGACAAAGAACATATGATATAAATTTAAACCTACTAATTACTGATAGGTCTATTTGGGATGAATTAAGAAACGAATTTGAAACAACAGGCACAACTGCAAGTGATGGCTCATCTGCCACAGGTGGCGCATTTGGACAAATAGAGTTAGAATTTACAAAATCTAACGGGGAATTTATTAAGTTTAAGTTTGATGATTATTTAACTACTTCTGTAGACCTTCCTTTCCCAGAGGATAAAGGAGTATTAGAAGTTGCTCTAACAGTTTCAGCGCGAACCCTCCCAACCAATGGCTGCCAATACAGCGGAAACTGGATTATATGGGGATAGACCCCCTTAAGAGATATTCAAAAGAAAATAAAACTTTTTCTAGGAGATGGAGGTAAATTTTAGCAGGGCATTTCCCGTCTAGGGTGGGTGTCGTGCAAAATAGGGGGTCAAAAAATGACTCTCTGCGGAGGCTTTTAATAAGTATTATACAATCAAATTTTATATTCCACTAACAATACGTTTGTATGTTTGTTAGTTATATTGTAGGTGGATAAAAACTATGGAAAAACAAGTAGTGAATGATAAGAATAAACTGTTTTCAGCAGTTAACACGGAATGCCATCACATCAAGGTATCGCCTGATGTAGATGAATATATGAACGTGTGGGTCAAAGAACCCACATGGCTCCAAGTGGAGCAAGCGATGTCAAGCGTTATGAAACTTGACCCAAAAACAGGAAGTATGGAGATTGACATGAATGCAATGTATAAATTCATGGTTGAACACTTCATAGAAAGGACAGAACCCAATCTGTCAAAGATAGAACTTTTGCGTCTATCACCCTATGTAGGAGGACAATTAAAGGAAATCCTACCAAATCCTTTAACGGGATTAGAAGGGGATGATACGGGAAAC